TTTTGAGCTTCCTCTTGTGTTACTAACATATTTGAATTAGCATCACTGCGTAGTGAATGTCATCGCATATGACTGACATTAGGTTAACTGGAGATGATGCCCTATGAGACCCGATATTACAAATGTCATAGCTGCACGCCTTTTATTGCGAGCAGGCGACCAGCCTGCCGTTCTGGCGCTTTTTTTCAGGGCGCGCGGGGCCTTACAGGCTTGCCGCGCCGCCTGGGCCGCGCAGGCCAGACCGCAAAACCCAAGGCTTCTCAGGCCGGTCGGCGCGGCAGGCTGGCGCGCTTCGGTTTCTGTTAATTTATGTCGAGTCTGATTCACTTATGATGAAGTGCCACTCTGAACCCATCGCCGCTATGACCTTTGATGAATTTCGCAGAAGCTGGCGGCAGCTGCGCAGCAATAGCCGTAATCCGGCGCTGATTGCCTTCAACCGGCAAAGCGACGAATTTAAGTTTTGCGTGCTGACGCTGGCGAACCGGGAACAACCCGGCAGCTTCCGACTTCAGGAGGTCGGCAATCCGTTTGAATCCTTTGATGAGGCACGGCGCAAGCTGATTATTGCCGCCATGAACAAAATGGTGCGCTGGGGCAGGCTGTTACCTCGGCCCTTTTCCGACGCAGACCGCTACCTGTCTGAATAACTGATATTCATTGCAAATCAATGACGTAAACCCGTCGGGCTTCTCTTTGCCCAAATTCAGGAGAGATGAAATGAAACACCTTGATGTTGATAGTGAAAATGATGCGCTGAACGTGCTGGTAGCCGCGGTGCGCAACGACGAGCGTAAAGACCGCGCGCGGGCGGTGGCCGACCGTCTGACCGCCATTGCCTGCTGTATCCGCCGCCAGGAGCTTAACGGCGTGGAGTCCGCCGAACTGATTCGCCGCGAAGCAGAGCGCTACCGCGACGAGTCGCAGGAGCTGCACTGATGGTCGATATCATGGACAGAGAGCAGCAGCGTCAGGCCGAGCAGCTGGCGCTGGACATTGCCGCCGTGACGCAGCGGCCCAAATGCGTCAGCGCTTTTTTCTGCCAGGAGTGTGACAGCGCGATTCCAGAGGCGCGCCGTCGCGCGCTTAGCGGCGTGTCCCGCTGCGTCGCCTGTCAGGAGATCGCCGAGCTGCGCGCCCGCCACTATCAGAGCGGCAGATAATGCCGCGCTACTTCTGGCCGTGGAATGCGCCGCGTCAGGCCATCGCTTCCCCTTATCCCACCTGGGCTGAAATGCAGCAGCACAGCCGCCGGATGGCGGCGGTGTCGCAGGCGTGGACGGCGCTGGCGCAGCAGCCTGCGCTGGTGCAGCGCGCCATCCGGCAGCGCCACGCCCGGCTGGAGAGTCAGCGAGGCGCGGCCAGCGCCGCGAGCTATCTGACGACAACCTTTGCCGGGCGCCTGCTGCCGCGCATTGAGCGGGTCAGCGCGCAGTATCGGCTGGGCGCGATGCGGCGCGGCACTGCGGCGTGGCTGAGCGGCCAGGCCGAACAGGAAAGAGGCGCGGCGGCGGCGGCAGGCACGCTGTGGGAGCTAATGCGGCGTTTTAATCAACTGCCGGATATGTCGCGCGCCGACGTTGATATGCTGGCGGGAGACATCGCCAGTTTTATCTTTGCCGAACTGGTGCAGCTGCACGCGCAGAACAGCGGCGAATCAGACTGGCGCTATAGCCATCGCCTCTACCTGACCGCCGCAACCATTACCAGAGAATTTCGCCAGACGCCGCCGCTGTGGCAGACGGTCACCACGCGTCTCTTCGCGCCGGAAGATGTCACGCCCGCCATTATGCGTATGCAGGCAGAAACATGGTGGAAAGGGCGGCTGCGCCGTATCGCCGCCGAGTGGCGCGAGCATGTGCAGATTGCATTAATACACGTCAGTAAAAACAACTCGCCTTACGCCAGCCGCGCGGCCCTTGCCGAGTGGCGCGAGCAGAAGCGCCGCACCCGTGATTTTTTACAGAGCATGGAGCTGGAGGACGAAGAGGGCAACCGCATCAGCCTGATCGACAAGCATGACGGCAGCGTCGCTAACCCCGCCATTCGCCGCTGCGAGCTAATGACGCGCATTCGCGGTTTTGAAACTATCTGCAACGAGATGGGATATGTCGGCGAGTTTTGCACGCTGACTGCCCCGGCGCGCTATCACGCCACGCTCAGCAGCGGTCAGCCCAACCCGAAATGGGACGGTGCCAGCCCGGCTGAGACGCAGCGCTATCTCTGCCGACTCTGGCAGAAGGTGCGCGCCAGACTGCATCGCGAGCAGATCCGCCTGTTCGGCATCCGCGTCGCTGAACCACACCATGACGGCACGCCGCACTGGCATCTGCTGCTTTTTATGCGTCCACAGCAGGCCGCGCGGGTGCGCCAGATCCTGACGGAATACGCCTGCCAGCAAGACAGCGAAGAGCTGACCAGCGAAAAAGCGCGCAAGGCTCGCTTTCACACCACCGCGATTGACCCGCAAAAGGGCAGCGCCACTGGCTATATCGCCAAATACATTGCCAAAAATATTGACGGCTACGCGCTGGACGGCGAGCAAGACCATGAGAGCGGCGCAAACCTGCGCGACTGCGCGGCTGCGGTCTCTGCCTGGGCGGGACGCTGGCATATCCGTCAGTTTCAGTTTGTCGGCGGCGCGCCGGTCACCGTCTGGCGCGAACTCCGCCGTCTCACCGAGGCGCAAGAGGCGCGCAAGCTAAGCAGAGAGCTAACCGAGGCGCGCGAGGCGGCAGACAATGGCGACTGGGCTGCCTACATTAACGCGCAGGGCGGTCCGTTCGTTCGTCGGGATGAGCTGGCAGTGCGCATCTGGTATCAGGATGCGGAGGAGTGCAATCGCTGGGGCGAAGAGATTACCCGCATTAAAGGCGTTTACCTTCCGGACGCAGGTAAAGAGAAACCGCTGCTGACCCGCCTGGTGGCCTGGAAAGTCGTGCCGAAGCGTAAAGCCGAGGCTGAGGAGGCTAAACAGAGCGCCGCCTCTTGGAGTTCTGTCATTAACTGTACGCCGTTGACAGAGGCGCAGCCAGCGGGTTCGCCAGGCGTATTAGCGCGGTTAACTCATTGTGTCGATCGGCTGGCTAAAAAAAACGCAAAAGCACTTTTCCAGGGCCATTCGCACCGGCAAAACGCGCCGCCCTGAAGGGTTTTTTCCGTCATTATTACTGATTTGGCTTAAGGCAGGGCTCGGTAAAAAATCCGCTATATCAATAGCCTAAACGGTCGGCATTCGACGCGTAATTTTCTTTATATCAGATTGCATGCTGTGCTACTGTATAGATATACAGTTATAAGATGGGGGAGGGAAAGTGGATAGTGACTTACAAGAACAGGTAATGCTTGAGCGCGTAGAGCTTATTGCACGTCTGACCACTGAAGGGGTGTGCAGGGAGCGCGACCGGGAAGTGGCCCTCGCTTTAATCGCCGAGATAGCCGGTGACAGGATGATAAAAAACAAGGAATTTGCCGTTTCGTTTTCTGCGATACCCACCAATAAATAACAATGCAGGTATGGCAATGCGAAGCGATTGTCTGACTGATAACAAACAGCAGATTCCAGACCTTCCTCTTTGATGTTGATGCCGTCTGATCACGGCGTCCTGAGCAAAAACGGCACCCTTCGGGGTGCCGTTTTTTTTGCGCTTCCCTTTCTCTGTTTGCCCATATTCCAGCGGGCGAGCGCGCGTTGAGCCGCGACGCCGCAGCAAGGAGACTGGCTGGGTCGGATGAGGCCCAGGCGGCACCGAATTCCGCCGCGAAGCAGGCTCCATCCGGCGTCTGCCGACACCGGCTCCAACGGAGGAAAAACAACAGTGACGCACTATTTAAGCGGATGTGACGCGGGGTTATCGCCATGAACATCTACGCGCTCCAGGGCGATACGGTCGATGAGATCTGCTATCGCTACTACGGCCGCACGCAGCAGGCGGTCGAACAGGTTTACGCCGCCAATCCCGGACTTGCCGATCGCGGCGCCGTTCTGCCGCACGGCTATGCCGTGACGCTGCCCGATCTGCCGGACGCGGCAACAGGCGAAACCCTGAATCTGTGGGACTGACGATGGAGAAAACCAGCTCGCTGATTAACTACCTGGTCAGCCTGTTTCTGATGTGGCTGGGCCGTCACACCATCCAGGACATCGCCTTTCTGGTGGGTTCCGGCGTGGCGGTCATCACCCTGATGGTCAACGTGGCGACCTTTTTCATCAACTGGCACTACCGCCGCAAAACCTACGAGCTTCAGCGCCAGCATTCGGGGAGGCAGACGTGAGTCAGACCGCTAAACGCTGCGCGGTGGTCGCCGTGCTGGCGCTCGCCGCGCTGCTGCCGCAGTTTCATACGCTGAAAATTTCCTCCGCCGGTCTGCAACTGCTGGCCGACGCCGAGGGCTGCCGCACCTCGCCTTATCAATGCAGCGCCGGCGTCTGGACCAACGGCATAGGCCATACGGCGGGCGTAACGCCGCAGAGCAGGGTCAGCGAGCGCCAGGCGGCGGTGAATCTGGTCGACGATCTGATCCGCGTCGAACGCGAGCTTTCCGCCTGCGTGCCGGTGGCGATGCCTTCGCCGATCTGGGACGCGCTGGCGAGCTTCGCCTTTAACGTCGGCACTGGCGCCGCCTGCCGCTCAACGCTGGCGAACTACCTCAATCAACAGCGCTGGCGCGCCGCCTGCGACCAGCTGCCGCGCTGGATTTACGTTAACGGCGTGAAAAACGCCGGGCTGATACAGCGGCGCGAGCGGGAGCGCGCCTGGTGCCTGCGAGGCGTCCCATGATGCGCCTCTGCGTCGCGCTGCTGACGTTGCTGCTGCTGGCGCTCGGCGTTAGCTGCTGGCGCGGCGCGCAGGCTCGCGAGCAACTGCGCGAGGCGCAGCGCGCCAACGCCGCGCTCATCGCCGATCTCGCCAGCCGCGAGCGGATTATTGCCCGTCTGAACCAGCAGGCGCAGGAAAACAGCGCGCGTGAGGCGCGGCTGCGTCAGCAACAGAGCGAGGCCAGCCGCCTCGCCCTCAACCGTGAAGCACAGATAGCGAGAGAAACCCATGACAGTCAGTCGTTACGCGCGTGGTCTGCCGCCGCTCTGCCTGATGATCTTATCCGGCTGCACCGCCGTCCCGCCTTCGACAACGCCCGTGATTATCTGGACTGGCTGTCCGCGCGTGAACAGCTGTCCGCTGCCGGGCAACCGCCTGCAAACGCAGGGGGATCTGGCGGCTGATAACCGTCAGTTAGAGGCTGCGCTCGCGTCCTGCGGGTTGCAGATTGAAATGATTAAAGCGTGTCAGGAGCAACATGATGCAGAAACCTCAACAGCTACGCGCGGCGCTGCTTGGCAGCGTGCCGCTGCTACAGCAAAACCCTGAACGGCTCACCATGGTCATCGCCGCCGGAACCGTGGTCGCGACCAGTGCGCCGTCGCTCTCTTATGAGTATCGCTACCGGCTTGAACTTACCCTGGCCGATATTCAGCAGGAGATTGAGACCGTTATCGTGCCGCTGCTTGCCTGGCTGCGCGACAACCAGCCGGAAATGATGGGCAACGTTGACAAGCGACGCAGCGATTTTACCTTCGCGTCCGACGCCTCCGGCGCGCTCAGCATCGGCCTGCAACTGAGCGAGCGCGTACTGGTTGCCCAGACGGACGACGCCCTGCAGGTCACTTTTCCCGGCGAGCCGACGCCGCCCGCCAGCGACTACGCGCCGCTACAGCTCTGGGTGCACGGCGAGCTGGTCAGCGAGTGGCGGCGCTAAAGCTGTCCTGTCATCCCTCAGCGGACGGCATCGCGTTGCTGGCCGCATGCACCAGAGGTAACACTAGCGACATGAACGAACATATCAGCGAAATCCTGCGTCTGCTGCGCAACCTTATCCGCATTGGCACCGTCTCGGCGGTGGACCTTCAGCGTGGGCGCTGCCGCGTACGCAGCGGCGATAACGAAACCGGCTGGCTGTCGTGGCTCAGCGCCCGCGCCGGTCGAAGCCGCGTCTGGAGCGCGCCGTCGGTGGGCGAACAGGTGCTGGTGCTGAGCCTGGGCGGCGAGCTGAACACCGGCTTTATCCTGCCGGGTATTTTTTCCGACAGCCATCCCGCGCCGTCTTCTTCGGCTGACGCGCTGCACTGGTCCTTTCCTGACGGCGCGGTTGTCGAGTATGAACCGCAGAACGGCGCGCTGAAGGCGAGCGGCATTCAAACCGCCACCATTCAGGCGGCGTCCAGCATCCTGTTTGACGCGCCGCTGGTGGAGTGCACCACGAAGCTGAAAACCGCCACGCTGGAGGTAACCGGCGGCGGCGCGCTACAGGGCGATGTGACCCACAGCGGCGGCCGCTTTAGCTCGAACGGCATTGTGGTGGATGCGCATCAGCATGGCGGGGTGAAATCGGGTGGCGATCTGTCAGGAGGACCGCAGTGATGAGCGAGAAGTATACAGGTATGAACCGCGACAGCGGGACGGCGCTGACGGACCTTGAGCATATCCGCCAGTCGGTGCGCGATATTTTGACCACGCCGCTCGGCTCCCGCGTGATGCGCCGCCGTTACGGCTCGCTGCTGTCGGCGCTGATCGATCAGCCGCAGAACCCGGCGCTGCGCCTGCAAATTATGTCCGCCTGCTACATGGCGCTTTTGCAGTGGGAACCGCGCATCCAGCTGAGCGCTATCCGCTATGAAGCATCGTATGACGGCGGTATGACGGTAGAGCTTACCGGCAGCCGCAGCGATACGACGCAAGAATTTTCCCTGACCATTCCCGTGAGCTGAACCTATGGCAACCATTGACCTGAGCCAGCTGCCTGCGCCCGACGTGGTGGAGGCGCTGGATTATGAAACCTTGCTGGCCGAGCGCAAGGCGACGCTGATCTCTCTTTATCCGGCCGAGCAGCAGGCGGCCATTACCCGCACGCTGGCGCTGGAGTCGGAGCCGCTGGTGAAGCTGCTTCAGGAGAACGCCTATCGCGAACTGATTCTCCGGCAGCGCATCAACGAGGCGGCAAAAGCCACTATGGTGGCCTGGGCGACCGGTAGCGATCTCGACCAGCTGGGCGCCAACAATGGCGTAACCCGACTGACGCTGAGCGCGGCGGATAACAGCACCTTGCCGCCGACAGCGGCGCTGATGGAGAGCGACGATAACTTCCGCATGCGCATCGCTGCCGCCTTTGAAGGGCTGAGCGTGGCGGGGCCGAGCGGCGCCTATGAGTATCACGCCAAAAGCGCCGACGGGCGCGTGGCTGACGTCTCCGCAACCAGTCCGGCGCCGGCAGAGGTGGTGATTACCGTCCTGAGCCGCGACGGCGACGGCAGCGCGCCGGCCGATCTGCTGACGATCGTGGCTGACGCGCTCAACGATGAAGATGTGCGTCCGGTCGCCGATCGCGTCCGGGTACAGACCGCGACGATCGTCCCTTATCGCGTCGACGCGACGCTCTTTCTCTATCCCGGCCCGGAAGCGGAGCCGATCCGCGCCGCGGCCGAAGCGAAGCTGCTCGCCTTTATCAACGCCCAGTCCCGCCTGGGACGCGATATTCGCCAGTCGGCGCTGTACGCCGCGCTGCATGTGGAAGGCGTGCAGCGCGTTGAACTGGCGCAGCCGACGGAAGACGTGGTGCTGGATAAAACCCAGGCCGCGTACTGTAGCGGCTACAGCATAACGGTGGGAGGTTCCGATGAGTGATCGGCTGCTGCCGACCGGCTCTTCGCCATTGGAGGTCGCCGCCGCCCAGGCATGCGCCGACATCGAGACGATGCCGGTCCCGCTGCGCCAGCTGTGGAACGCCCAGACCTGCCCGGTCGCGCTGCTGCCTTATCTCGCCTGGGCCTGGTCGGTCGACCGCTGGGATTCCGGCTGGAGTGAGGCGACCAAACGCAACGTTGTGGCGTCCTCAGAGTATGTGCACCGGCATAAAGGCACCCTGGGTTCGCTGCGGCGCATCGTAGAGCCGCTCGGCTATCTGATCCGCATTACCGAGTGGTGGCAAACCGGCGAAACGCCCGGCACGTTCCGCCTCGACGTCGGGGTGCTGGATACCGGCATTACCGAGGCGATGTACAACGAGCTGGAGCGGCTGATTGCCGATGCAAAGCCGTGCAGCCGCCATTTGACGGGACTCTCTGTCAACCTGGACTCCAGCGGCACGCTGCCGGTAGCGGCGGCCAGCTACAGCGGCGACGAGCTAACGGTTTATCCCTATACCCCTGAAATCATCACCGTGAACGGGCCGGGCTATACCGGCACAGCGGTACATTTAATTGACCTGACGGAAGTGCGCACATGACAACCAAATACTATGCCCTGCTGACCAATCAGGGCGCGGCAAAGCTGGCCAACGCCACGGCGCTCGGCACTAAGCTGCAAATCACGGAAATGGCGGTAGGCGACGGCGGCGGCGCGCTGCCGACGCCGGATGCCTCGCAGACAAAGCTTATCGGCGAGAAACGCCGCGCGGCGCTTAATTCCTTAAGCATCGACGCAGCCAACAGCAGCCAGATTATCGCCGAGCAGATTATTCCTGAGAATGAAGGCGGCTTCTGGATCCGCGAGATCGGCCTGTTTGACGCCGACGGCGTGATGATTGCCGTCGCCAACTGCGCGGAGACCTACAAGCCGCAGTTGCAGGAGGGCAGCGGCCGCACGCAGACGGTGCGCATGATTATTATCGTCAACAGCGCGGCGGCCGTGACGCTGAAAATCGACCCGTCGGTGGTGCTGGCGACGCGTCAGTATGTGGACGATGGGGTGATTGAGGCAAAGCAGTATGCGGATAAAGCGCTGGCTGACCACGTCGCGGCGGCGAATCCTCATCAGCAGTATCTGCAAATCGCCAATGCGCTGGCGGAGATTAAGAGTGCGGGGAAGGCGGCGGAGGTTCTACAAAACCTTGGTTTTGAAGATGCTGCCACAAGTCTTGTCAATACCATCAAAGGAATCTCACGATTTACAGCCAGCGGCTCATTCACTGTACCGGCTGGCATTACTACTGTGTGGTTATCAGGTTGTGGCGGCGGTGGCGGCGGCGGTGGCGGTGGCGGCGGCTATTCAGGATCGGCATCCAGTGGCGGCGGTGGCGGTTCTGGAGGAAATGCCGGGCAATCAGTATTTCGATATCCAGTAACGGTAACTCCCGGTGCAACTTACGCCATTACGATTGGCGCAGGAGGCACAGCCGGTACTTACGGCGCGGTAAATACTGATGGTATAGCAGGAGGATCTGGTGGTTCGACTACTTTTGGTTCTCTTCTGACTTTAACTGGCGGCTCTTACGGAAACAGTGGGAAAAGTTCCAGCAACTCTTTTGCCGGTGGCATTTCACCTTCTGGCGGTGGGGCTATAGGAAGTGACGGCGGTGATGGCAGCTCATCTGTGTCGACAGGCGGCAATGGCGGGGCAGGCGGAAGCGGGCCTTTCGGCGGCGGAGGCGGCGGCGGTCGAGCTGGTAAGAATGCAGGATCGTTGGCTGGTGCAGGCCACCCCGGATATGGTTACGGTACGGGCGGCGGTGGCGGTGGCGGCGGATACGGAAACGTAGCGGCTGTGGGTGGTAATGCTGGTGCTGGTTCAGCTGGCTTTATGCTTGTGGAGTGGTAATTAAATGTCCAAATCAACTTTTGCTCTTATTCCAGCTGGAAAAACGGTGGTTGAAAACCTTATTGTAGCGTCCAGGGATTATACCCGGGATGGCTATGACCTGGTCGAAATTAAATCGGGTGTTTATTGTTCCCCCGGTATGTTTTACGACTCATCGACGGGATTATTTTTTCAGGATGATGGCTTCTCAACTATCTATCCGACTGACAGTAGCTTGTTATTGGATCAAGGCATTGCCTCGGCTGACGCAGAGTTAACCAGCTAAGTCGAATTTCAGTTACGGAATAAATAAAGCCGCTTCTGCGGCTTTATTTATTAATGCGTTGTGAGAAATTAACTAAATTCATACGCAACCACAAAGCCGTCCCTGTTTAAGCTGTTGCTTGAGCCATTTGATGCTTCCGCCGACACCACGTTTAATGTCTGTGCGGATTGTGACCAAATTTTTAGAAGGCTATATGATCGGAAAAGTGGCAAGCCGGTCTGGCCTCAGTCAGGCCCTTGAATGCACTAATAAAGGCGATACGCTGGTTGTTTGAAAACTAAATCGGCCAGGCCACAGCATAAAGTATCTCAGTGCGCTGATTTCCGAACTGCACGATCGTGGCGCGCATTTCAGTTCACTAACGGACAATGGCGATACCAGCAGCACAAAGAGGCGCTTATTTGCTCTCCTGACGGTTATGGCAGTCGCTGAAAAAGCCTCAAATCCTTCCCTGCGCAAAGCCGCTGTCCGCTCAGCCCCCAGCAAACGCCAACCGCATGATTTCTCTCAGCTGACCTGACAATCTGAGCGCACCCTCAACACGGAGTGCATCAGATGTCTGATTATCATCACGGTGTACGCGTTGTCGAAATCAATGACGGCACGCGCACCATTTCTACTGTATCCACCGCCGTCGTCGGCCTGGTCTGCACCGCAGACGACGCAGACGCAACGGCTTTCCCACTCAACACCCCGGTGTTGCTGACTAACGTGCAGGCCGCTATCGCTAAAGCCGGCAGCAAAGGCACGCTGGCGGCGTCGCTCCAGGCTATTGCCGACCAGTCGAAGCCTGTGACCGTCGTGGTTCGCGTTGCCGAAGGCGAGACGCCTGAAGAAACCATCTCCAACCTCATCGGCACCACCGATGAAAACGGCCAGTACACCGGCATGAAGGCGCTGCTGACCGCGCAGACGCAGCTTGACGTTAAGCCGCGTATCCTCGGCGTGCCGGGACTGGACTCGCAGGAAGTGGCCACCGCGCTGGCGAGCATCGCTCAGCAGCTGCGCGCCTTCGCTTACGTCTCGGCCTGGGACTGTAAAACCATTAGCGATGCCATGAAATATCGCAAAAATTTCAGCCAGCGCGAGCTAATGGTGATCTGGCCTGACTTTATCGCCTGGAACACCGCGACCAACGCTGCCGAAACTGCTTACGCCACGGCGCGCGCGCTCGGCCTGCGCGCCAAAATCGACAACGACACCGGCTGGCATAAAACCCTGTCGAACGTTGGCGTCAACGGCGTCACCGGGATCTCTTCATCCGTCTTCTGGGATCTGCAACAGAGCGGCACCGACGCGGATCTGCTGAACGAAGCCTGTGTCACCACGCTGATCCGTAAAGACGGCTTCCGCTTCTGGGGTAACCGCACCTGTAGCGACGATCCGCTGTTTGTGTTTGAAAACTATACCCGTACCGCGCAGGTGCTGGCCGACACCATGGCCGAAGCGCACATGTGGGCGAACGACAAGCCGCTGACGCCGGTGCTGGTACGCGAAATCGTGGCGGGCATTAACGCCAAATTCCGCGAACTGGTGAATGCCGGTTATCTGCTGGGCGCATCCTGCTGGTATGACGAAAGCGCTAATGATGTCGCCAGTCTGAAGGCGGGCAAGCTCGCCATCGACTACGACTACACGCCTGTGCCGCCGCTGGAAGATCTGACCCTGCGCCAGCGCATCACCGATACCTATCTGGCGAACTTCGCCGCATCCGTTAACAGCTGAGGAGCCGGATAAATGGCACTACCCCGTAAACTGAAAGGGCTGAACCTTTTCAATGATTCAAACAGCTATCAGGGCGTCGTCTCTTCCGTCACCCTGCCGAAACTCTCCCGTAAGCTGGACGCCTATCGCGGCGGCGGCATGAACGGCGCCGCCTTTATCGACCACGGTCTGGATGACGATGCGCTCGATATGGAGTGGACCATCGCCGGCATGGACGATCTGGTGCTGGCGCAGTGGGGCGGTTCTGCCGTACCGCTGCGTTTTACCGGCTCTTACCAGCGTGACGATACCGGCGAAGAGATCGCGGTGGAGATTGAGGTGCGAGGCCGTCATCAGGCATTCGACTTTGGCGAAGCCAAACAGGGCGAAGACACCGAAACCAAAATCACCACTAAAAACACCTACTTCAAACTCACCTGGAACGGTAAAGAGCTGATTGAAATCGATACCGTCAACATGGTGGAGAAGGTAAACGGCACCGATCGACTTGAACAGCGCCGCAAAAACCTCGGCCTGGCCTGACCCTGATGCCAGCGCGCGGCGCTGGCTTTTTACCCTCTGAAACGCGGAGAGAAATATGGAACAGAATGAAAATGTCGTTGAGCTTGAAACCCCGCTGAAGCGAGGTGACGCAGAGATCGCGCAGGTTGAGCTGATTAAGCCGAGCGCTGGCTCGCTGCGCGGCGTGCGCCTCGCCGATCTCGCCTCTTCCGACGTGGATGCGCTGCTGACGGTGCTGCCGCGTATCACGCTGCCTGCGCTGACCAAAGCGGAATGCAACAGCCTCGACCCGGTGGATCTGATTGCGCTGGGCGGCAAGGTGATTGGTTTTTTGCAATCGAAGTCGGCAGCGTCGAATGGCCTGGCGGACTAACAGTCAACGATTTGATGGCTGACATCGCCGCCATTTTTCACTGGCCCCCTTCTGAAATGAACGATCTGCCGCTGGCCGAGCTCCTCGACTGGCGGCATAAAGCCCTGATCCGCAGCGGAGCAAAGACGGATGAGTGAAGACCTCAAACTACAGGCGCTGCTGAAAGCGGTTAATCAGGCGCTGCGCCCGCTACAGCGCCTCCAGAACGAAACGCAATCAGTCAGCGATTCTCTTGCCGACATGCGCCGTAACCTGGCGGCGTTACAGGCGCAGTCGGCGAAAATCGACGCTTTTCGCGTGACCAGTCGCCAGCTGAACGACACGCAGCAGAAGCTAAAAGAGGCGAAAACGGCCACGGCGGCGCTGGCGCAGACAATGCGCAGCAGCGGCCAGCCAACCGCGGCGCAGAGCCGCGCGCTGGAGAAGGCGCGCCAGTACAGCGTCGCGTTGCAGAGCCAGACGCAAAGCCTGCGTCTTTCCATGCAGCAGCAGCGCGCGAGCCTGAACGATGCGGGCATCTCTACGCGTAATCTGAGCAGCGAGCAGCGGCGCCTGAAAACCACGGCGGCACAGACCAGCCAGAATCTTGACGGCCAGCAACAGCGGTTGCAGCGGCTTAATCAGCAGCAGGAACGCCAGCAGCAGATGACGGAGCGCTATCGTAAAGGTCAGGCGCTGGCGGGTAAAATTCGCAGCGCTGGCGCAGCCGGTCTTAACGTGGCGAAAAGCAGTTTTGCCGCCGGCGCGGCGCTGCTGCGTCCCGGTTACGATCTGGCGCGCACCGATGCCGTTTTGCGGGCCAGAACCGGCCTGAAGGCCGATTCGCCGCAGGCGGTTGCGCTGGAGAAGCAGGCGCGCAGCCTCAGCGTGCAGACGGGCATCTCTGCGCCGGATATTGCCCAGACGCAGCTCGACATCGCCCGCGCCGGCGGGTCGGTTGACGACATCCGCGCCGCGACGCCGGTCGCGCTCAATATGGCGCAGGTTAATCATCAGTCAGCGGAAGATAATGCAGGTCTGCTGATGGACACCAAAGAGGCATTTGGTCTTAACAGCGGCGACATCGCACATCTGGGCGATGTGCTGAACGCCACGCTCGACCGGACCGGCATGAAGTTTGAAGCGCTGAGCAGCGCGATGAATAGCGTTGCTCCGGAGGCTAAACGCGCAGGCGTCAGCGTTGAGCAGACCTCTGCCATGCTGGGACTGCTGGCGAAAAAACATATCACCGGCGCAGCGGCGGGCGAAGACGTCGGCGCGATCGTCACGCGGCTGAGGATGCCTGACGCCGAACGCCGCCTCGCTGCGCTTGGCGTACAGACCCGCGATAAAAACGGCGACACGCGGGAGATATTGCCGCTGTTGCAGGATATGCAGGCCGCGTTCGCTAAAAAGGGAATGGGCGCTGCGGAGCAGGCCGACGTGCTGAAAAAAATCGTTGGTGATAAGGCGGCTGTGTCGGCCTCGCTGCTGACGCAGGGCGCGGCCAGCGGCGAGCTGGGCAGCCTGACTACGTCAGTTCAAGGGTCCGACGGCGGCACGGCGCGTATGGCGCTGGCGCAGCAGGATAGCCTTAGCGGGGATATGCAGAAGCTGGACGCTGCAAAGGCGGCTATCGGCGTCGATCTCTACGCGCCGCTCGACGCCACGCTGCGCACGCTGACTCAGGATGTGACGCAGTTCCTACAGGTGATGGATGGGTGGTTGCAGGCTAACCCGGCGCTGGCCAGCGGTATCGCCACGGCGGCAGCGGTCGCGCTGACTTTTGTCGGCGTGCTGGGCGCTATTGGCGCGACAGTCTGGCCGGTGGTCAGCGGCATCAGCGCCATTATGGCTGGGGTTGAGATACTCGGCGGACTGTTCACCCTGGCAGGCGGCGCTATCGTGAGCGCCATCGGCGCCATTAGTTTGCCGGTAGTGGCTGTCGTTGCGGCCATCGTTGCCGGCGCGCTGTTAATCCGTCAGTACTGGGAGCCGATCAGCGCCTTTATCAGCGGCGTTGCGGAGGGATTTTCTGCCGCAATGGGACCGATAAGCGCAGCCTTTGCCCCGCTGCAGCCGGTATTCGCCTGGGTCACAGATAAAATCAAGGCCGTATGGAACGGCTTTACGCAGCTGCTGGCGCCGATCACATGGACGCAGGAGCAGCTGGGGGCCGCCGGGGATATGGGGAAAAACTTCGGCAATATGCTGGCCGCAGCGCTAAAACTCCCCAGTCATGCGCTCGATCAGCTGATCAACGGCATCGACTGGGTACTGAAAAAACTCGGCATCGTCAGTAATAAAAGCAACGAGCTGAAAGCCGATTTACCTTCGGACACCGCCTCTGACGGAAGCGGCGCCGCGATCGCCGCCAGCGGACTGCAAGCTAAGGTATCGACCGGCAACGGGTCTTACCAGCCGGTATTGGTTTCAGCCGCAGGCGGCGGCGCGGTGCAGCAAAACGCTTACACCAACAATATCACCGTGAATGCGTCGTCCGGTATGGATGCCCACGAGATGGGGCGGGTCATTCAGCAACATTTAGCGCAGCAGCAGTTTGAGAAGCAAAACCGGCAGCGCAGCGCCATGAGGGGAGGGTTTAATCCATGATGATGATTTACGGCATGCTGCCGTTTATGCGGCAAACGCTGCCTTATAATAAGCTGGAGCATAGCAGCGGCTGGAAATGGGCCAGCAGCAACCGCGTCGGCAGGCGCGCGGCCGTGCAGTTTACCGGTAAAGACTCTGAAAACATTACTCTGAGCGGCGAGCTGCGCCCGGAAATTACCGGCGGCCCGCTCAAGGTGCTGGCGTTTCAGCTGCTGGCCGACGAAGGGCGCGCCTGGCCGCTCATTGGCGGCGATGGCACTATCTATGGCATGTATGTCATCAACAAATTTACAACCACACACACCGACTTCTACGCTGACGGCAGCGCGCGCATGATTGCTTTTAACCTCAGCCTGCTGCGTGTTGACGAGTCGCTGGTTTCAATGTTCGGCGATCTTGCCGCCCAGGGCGACGCGCTATGGGCGAAGGCGAAAACCGTGGCGGGTAATGTCGCGTCGGGTATTAACAGCGCGATTTCAACGGCGGGAGGCTTATCTCAGTGAGCGATGCTGGCACCTTAGCGATTAAGGCGGGAAGCCGGGCGGCACCCGATTTTATGCTGTGGATCGGCAGCAAAGACGTTACTCCTAATCTGCGCGACAGGCTGATTTCCCTGACGCTCACCGATAACCGCGGTTTCGAAGCCGACACGCTGGATATAACCCTGGATGACAGCGACGGCCTGTTGCAGTTGCCGCAGCGCGGGACCGTGGTGTCGCTGTTTCTGGGGTGGGTTAGCCAGTTGCATAATAAAGGGGACTATACGGTCGATCAGGTGCGTCACAGCGGCGCGCCCGATGTACTGAATATCGTCGCGCGCAGCGTCGATTTTCGCGGTGAGATAAACAAAGCGCGTGACGTCTCTTACCACAACGTCACGTTGGGCAGCATCGTGACGCAGATAGCCCAGCGCTGCGGCCTGATTTTGCAGATGGCGGAGGGGTTTGCGGACATCAAGGTTGATCATATCGACCAGACTCATGAAACAGACCCCGCCTTTGTTACCCGGCTGGCTACCGACTATGGCGCGGTTGCCGTAATCAAAGCGGGACGTCTGCTGTTTTTGCGGCCCGGCAGCGGCGAGTTAGCCAGCGGCCAGGCAATCCCTGCCGTAATGCTGACGCGCAAGGATGGCGATCAACACAGTTTTACCCTCGCCGATCGCACCTTCTATACAGGGGTACAGGCGAAATGGCACTCAAACCAGGAGGCAAAAACGCATGTTGTGCAGATGCAGCGCAAGGCAAAGGCAACCAACGCCGATGCTGTTCCCCATCCTGATGCGAAAAGCGCGCCGCAGTTAACGGATCAGCAGCAAGAGGATTATCTGTCCGGTGAGGAAAGTAATCTGCTGGTGCTGCCGGATATTTTCAGCAGTAAAGAGGCGGCAATTCAGGCGGCGCAGGCGAAATGGAGTGAGATACAGCGCGGCGCGGTTCACTTTACCTTTCAGCTGGCGGCAGGACGCGCCGATCTCTATCCTGAAACGCCGGTCAGGGTCAGCGGCTTTAAGGCTGTGATTGACGCCAGCGCCTGGTTGATCAGCAAGGTTACGCATAACCTGGATGCTAAGGGAGGGTTTACGACCAGGCTGGAGTTAGAGAATGACATCACAGACGTCGAGTGTGAGCTTGTTGACTAACTAATAGTTAATTAATTTGCTTTTTGTGAGTTTATGGCGCGATAATGAGTCGGTCAATTACGGAGGAACTCACAAATGATGCATTGCCCATTGTGTCAGAGCGCTGCCCATACGCGCAGTAGCCGTTACATCTCAAACGAAACCAAAGAGCGTTATAACCAGTGTCAGAACATTAATTGCAGCTGTACTTTCAAGACGCACGAGAGCGTGACCGGCATGATTGTGACGCCGGGTAAAATCGAGAAGGTTGCGATAGCGAAAAAGTCGTCTGAGGCTGGCGCCCGTGCCTGAGCCTGAGCGCCTGTAAGTAGTGAAGCCCGCGTCAGCGGGTTTTTTTATGGCGGCAGCGCCGCCTCTTGGAGTTCTGTCATTAACTGTACGTTAGCTATTGATTGAAAAGCTGGTTATTGATTGAACTGATACAGCGTTATAGCCTCGTCTTCATACAACTGGACATCATGCAGTAACAATTTATTGATTATTTTTAGAACCTCGCGTGCCTCATCTATCCAGCAGCCTTAACACTCCCAGGCAGGCTGATCTGGTCATATCTGGAATACTTTCTGTTAAGCGGACACAGATTGAATATGCTCTAAAGTATTGGCAGGCCTGCTTGCATTATTTCATCACTTTCAATAGCCAGTCTGGAAAAATAAGCATGCAAATACGCCGGGGTAAGTTGCTATTTGCGTATTAAAGTAAAAAATTCAGATGCGATGATACAATCATGCTCAAAATGCTTAGCTTGTATGCTGGTAATTCTTTACATGCTACTCTGACCGACCCATAGTAAGTAGGGGCAGCTATTTCAATGTTATCTTTTGAAGCTTAAGGATTAAGCAAATGTTAATAAATGGAAAGTTTGTAATTAGCAACGCAGATTATTCACCCTCTGACTTTCCCAGAGCAAGGACCTTTCGGATTTCCTCAGCTGAGAGAGCATTCTAAAAAATGCCGCTTGTAGAGCATGACTAAGCAAGGGAACGATGCCGCCGAGGCGCTACCTGATGGTCGGCCGGTCATTATGAGGATCGCTTTCCAGACTGAATACTTCCGGCAGAGATGTTATTACCGCGTTTTTTCGGTGCTCCGTTTAATCAGGATGGATAGTTAGCCTTATTGTCTGGTAGCTGTGGGTGGTTCCATAATAGCGTATGGGTAAATACCTGTGTGGAAGAATGTCAGGCGGCATTCAGGAAGAATAATCAGGGGGCATATAATCATTGCATATTATTCAGAATGAAAGTCCATGCGTAACGCATTAATTATACTTCAAACACCCTTGAGACAGGTATGAAAATATACTTGCATATGGTCAGATGAGGTTATAGAAATGATTAAGATTTTAGTGAAGTTTGTTAAGGTGATTTACTTCTGTATTCTACTGTTGGCAGCCGGTAGGTTAATCAGGTATTTTTATTACGACATAATAAGCCCGCGTGTCGCGTCAGGATTAGCTGATTTTATTTTTACTACCTCATATCCTGAGCAGATTGGGGATGTATATCTTTATTCTAATGCTTTTTTTACTGTTTTATTAACTATTTGCGCATATGTTTTTCCTAAAAGGTTCTTGCGATTTTTTTTGAAAAAAGCGCAAGGTTAA